ATGTAAAGTATTAGCCCAGATCATAAGTACTATATGTATGTGTTATACAATGCAGTGAATAGCTATATAAATCAGTATGTTACAATTCAAACAGCGTTTAACTGTCCTAATGTCTGATGTATGGGGGGGTAGGGCCACCCGGGGAATGTGAATGTAATATGTAATCATAACCTTATGGGCGCAGTTAATTTTTATCAAAAGGGGTGTTATTAATGTCAGTAATCACAAGTGAAGAAGAGCTTGACCGCATATGGGATGCCATGACTGACAAAGAAAAAGCAATGCATAGAGATCCTTATGTGCCAGAAGATATTATTGATTCAAAGTTAAAATAACCACCCCGGACGCTTCGGCTAAGGATGCTGACCTGATTATAAGATAGTGCTTAATAGCTGCTTATAGTACGGGTAGAGTGGTAGGCCAGCACAGATCAAGCGGGAGCTTGTAATTGTCCTACTGAGCTGGCCTGTGCTTGAGAAGGCAATATACTCGATTGTAGTCGGTATGTTGCCCCGTTGTAAGCGGATGGGAATAGCTCAGTAGGAGAGCGGCACCCTGTTTAGGGATGGCACTATCGCGGTTCGATTCCGTAGCTTATCCGTGAATAAAATAAATTGGTCGGCTTCCGTTGCTGCAACAGCGGGGCTGGCCTTTTTATTTACCCACAATTCAAACAGTGTATAAAACACCGATTAAAACAGTTTTTAAATATGGAGGATAATATGCGTAGACTGCTATTAACAATGATTATACTGACTATGGCAACGGGCGTGGTCTATGCTCAATCGCCTTTGTACTCGCCCACAGGTACCAGCAGTGTTACCGACTTCTCAAGCGGCGGCACAATGGCGGGTGATCTGATAGTGGAGGGCAGGGGCATTATCAATCAGCTTATTGTTAATGACACTGCTGCTATATCAGGGCAAGAATTGTCTGTACGTGGCGATGCCACCATTACAGGTGCTCTGACTACCTCTGAGATCAAAGGCACGGGAGCCTTGTTAATTGGGCCGGGTGGTGGTGTCTATAGTATAAACATTGACGGCAATGGAGACATAACCCTCAACCCCGATCAGACTAATATCAATGATACCTATATTAACTTCTTAGATGGAACTGCAATCTTCGTCAATTCGTCAGGTGGTCAAGTAAGTGTGGGACACGCCAATCCCAAGACAATGTTTCACATCAAGAGTAGTGGTGCGGATTTGACTGGAGGGGCTATCCCAAGTTTTGTCACTGGTTTATGGGTGCAGAGTACCGCAATAGGTGAAAATGCTATAATTTCAATCTCTAGCAATAGCGGACAAATTAGTTATATCACCTTTGGGGATGAAGTTAATAGCGCAACTAGTTATTTTCAGCATGATAATAGCACTGATACTCTGAGCTATGTCACAGGCGCCGGGGCTAGATTTAGTATCACCTCGGCTGTGACAACATTTAATCCCACCAATAACCCCGGTTCTGATTTTGCGGTAGATTCACTCATGTTAAATCCTGCCATGTTGGGCAACTCAAGCACAAACGATATGGAGTTTAACGGGACGGCTCGAAACATAGCCACCATGGATGGCTCGGAGAATGTGCTTGTTGTTAACGGTACATCCCCAAGCACGGCTTGTGCGAATGACGCAGACTGCGTGTTTAACCCAAGGGGTAACACCTACTTCGCTGGCAAGACATACCAAGCGGGCGGCGCAGGGATTCCGGGTGCAAATATCTTTGCAAAAGACAATGAATCTCCTACTACTATAGGTTCAAGTGGTGAGGGAAATGCTGTGCAATTCCTTGGATTCCAGAATGCTACCAATTCCGATGACAGGTTGGTTCCCGATATAGCTCAAAACCATATCCTTATTAACCAGGATGGGTATCATGACCTTAAGGGTTCAGGTGCTGTTGAACCTGTTGATGCGCAAAGTGATAAATTTGGATTTCAATTCAAATTAAATAATGGAGCCGTTCCTCTTGAAGGTTGCCATACCAAACGTCAAATGGGCGGGGTGGCAAATCAAAGTGGCTCTATATCTATTTCATGCCAACACGAACTGTCCACTGGGGACACTGTAGAACTATGGACATGGAATTACGATGCGAATCGAGATATACTTATACCCGATTTTTCAATGAACGCAACCCAATTAATAGGGAGATGAAATGAAAAAGATAACCATAGCAATAACAATCATGTGTGCACTTATATTGGGGCTGACGGTAGTGGCTCATACTGGAACCAGCATAGAGTTTGACACCCCGCAGGCGCAGCCAACTATAGTCAGTGGTGATTTGATGGTGCTTAGTATCAGACCCAATGCCATTAAAACGAATATCAACTTGATATATTCCGATGGCAGCACAAAGACTAAAAAGTGCAACTTTGCGCCCGATGATGGATACTATGATTCACTCATAGCCACCACGATAAGCGGCGGCATGGTGGATAAACCCATGATGGAAGTCATAGAGCAGGGAGTGCTTAATAAATGCAAGACCAAGTATGGTTGGTCAGGCACCATAACGAGTAACTGATGCCAAAAATGGCAATAAATAGGAGGACGCAAAAATGAAACAGAAACACATTATCATTGTTGTTGCCTTGGCACTAGTGCTAGGGATTGGGATTAATGCTTTTGCCGGCAGTAATGACGCAGGGCTGAGGGCATGGTATGGTATAACAGCCAGTTCAGAAGAGATTAACTTCAGCGATGGCACTACCTCAAATGTCCAGGCGCAGATTGATGCTATTATCGCTGGCACAGGCACCACGCTTGCTGATGGCAAAATACTGGTTGGTGGCGGCGGTGCGGCTGCATCAGCGGCTGCGGTAGATATGTCAGGCGATGCCACAATTATCAATTCAGGGGCACTTACTATTGGTACAGGCGCGGTGACAAGTGCCAAGATACTCAATGCCACAATACTTGAAGAGGATATTGCCAATGATGCAGTTACAGCCTCAAAGGTGTCCATTAATGAACAGACCCTTGTTGTGGCGGCAAATACTATATTCAATACCATGACAGTGGCGACAGGCTCTGTCCCAATGGGGCTACCGTACAGTTTATCCTCTGAGATATACAACTCGATAGCATTTGGGATAATCAACACTGGCACAGGCGATACTTACATTATCAATACCGCGTTGAGCCGTGCCAACGATATGGAGTTTAAGGCTAACTTTATAAGCCCATAATTATGCAAGAACACCCCCTAATCATAAACGGTAATGGCTTTACGCCGCTTCCGAAGGTAAATTACCGTTATGATTATATTGATTTGGCACAGCAGATAAATGCAGCGGCTAAAGAGCATGGCCTATCTGATGCGGATAAGGCACAGCTTGAGCTTCAGGAGTACCGCAAGATATTCCTGACGGATTTGTGGTTTATAGTCTATTTTATACTTGGCATTAAAGCAGCTAATGACCCATTTGTGATTAACCAATGCCAGGTAGTAGAGCAGGGGCCGAAGGATTTTACCCTTGACGTGTGGGCCAGAGAGCACTTTAAAAGCTCAATCATGACCATTGCAGAGACTTTGCAAGAGATTGGCGCGGACAGGGACAAGACCACGGGCATAATATCAGCCACGAGGCCGCTTGCTAAGGATTTCCTGAATACGCTCAAGATGACTATGGAAAAAGAAGCACCATTTTTGCATGGCATGTTCTGTGAATATGACAACAATGGGCGGCTCGTAAAATCAACATTTTGGGCAGACCCACAGAGGGAAGCCCCTGTATGGTCACTAGATGGTGGCTTATTCGTTGACCGCGAGACAAAGCGACCAGAGCCAACGGTGGGAGCTTACGGGCTTGTGGAGGGCTTACCCACTGGTAAACACCATGACAGGTTGATACTTGATGATATTGTCACTGAGGATCACGCAGACAGCCCCGAAGTTATGCAGAAAATCAAACGCAAGTTTGACAGTGCGCAGAACGTAGGCAAAAGGGGCGGCACGCGGCGCGTAATCGGCACATTTTATCACCACAATGACCCTTTAGTGGATATCAGGGATAAAAAACACGCTGTAACGCAAGAAAGGCTGTATAAATTACGCTTAGTGCCTGCCACAGATGATGGCACAAAGACTGGCAAGCCCATATTCTTAACACAATCTGAATTGGACATGAAAAAGAATGATAGAACCTTTAATTGCCAGCAGTTATGCAATCCAACGCCAACGGATGAGCAAAAGATACCATTTGATGCCCTGATTAAGATTGAGGCAGACAAAATACCGTCAAAGCTGGTTAAATTTGAGATAGTAGACCCCGCTGGTGGCTCAAAGGACAGTAAACGCGGTGATTCATGGGCGATTGGCGTGTTTGGCGTGGATCCGAACCCCGATGAAATGGGGCAGCACGATGTTTATATATTGGATTTGTTCATTGATAAGATAGGCGAGGCAGAGGGGCCGGGCATTGCCACTGATATGTTTTTACGCAATGGCTATATATCCATGATGTGTGTTGAAAAGGTCTCGCAGTCCACAACAGAGGTGCATATAACCACGGCTCTGAAGAAAAAGGGCAGGCATATATCGGAAAAGGCTAAAAATCTGCATATCTTGAGGCCAGCGGGCAGGAATAAAGAGCGCAGAATACTTGATGCAATATCCAGGCCGCTTTTAATGGGTAAAATCAAGTATTCAGATGCCATTGCAAAAGCATTTATAGACCGCATAGAGTTTGAGATGGATGATTTCCCCTTTGCGGCTCATGATGACGGCATAGACATGATTAGCTATTTATGGGATGTGTTAGCGGATAGGCACGTCAAGGCATTATTGAAATCGGCAGCAGTTAAACCCAAATCAAAGTCATCTAATGCCGTTCCTTATCACGGTGAAGGGTCAACTCAATGGCTGCTAAATTAAAAGAATATACGAATGAAAGCCACGGATACGACAACAGCGACAAGATAAAAGTCACTGATGTCCATGAATTTCTTGATACCGCTAAAAAGCAATATGAACGCGCTGAAAGGGCAGAGTCTGAGCAAAGAGACGAAGCACTAACCAGTAAGCGGTTTGCTTATGGCTTAGACCAATGGCCTGATGATATACGATCTGCGCGTGAACAACAGCGTAGGCCAGTGTTGACTATTAATAAGCTCATTAAAAACATAAAACAGGTAACGGGCGAACAGAAAATTAATCGTATGTCCGTGAAAATCAGACCAGTGGATGACAAGGGCGACCCCATAATTGCTGAGATCATGTCAGATATCATCCGCAACATCGAAGAGCAAAGCAATGCCTATCAAGCCCATGATTGCGCCTTTGAGCAGGCGGTAGCCTCATGCTATGGGTATTTCAGGGTAGTGGCTGAATATAATGATAGTGGATTTGACCAAGACATAAAAATTAAGCGCATCACCAACCAATTCAGTGTATACGCAGATCCCGATTGTGAAACGCTCACAAGAGAGGATGCAAAGTTCTACTTCATATCGGATTGGATAAGCCGCAAAGCCTTTATGGAGCAATACCCCAACGCCACCTTATCTGAATGGGGCAATCAATCCCAAGGTGAGCAATATGAAAAGTGGTATTCTGAGGACTCTGCCAGGGTAATGGAATACTACTATAAAAAGCCCGTCAAGAAAACCATTGTACAGGTAGACACTGGTGAAATATTTGAATTAACAGAGGATGTTCCACGTGAAACATTAGAGGAACAGGGTTACATCATAGTCAAAGAGCGCGAAGTTGACAGTCATATAGTGTGTTGGGCAAAAATCACGGGGCACGAGATATTAGAGGGGCCATTTGAAGTGGCTTGTAAATATATCCCCATAGTGTTTGTGCCGGGTGATGAGGTAAATATTGAGGGCAAAACTAAATTTTTCAGCCTCATCAGCCATGCCATGGACGCACAGCGCATGTACAATTACTGGCGCACACGGGAAACAGAAATAATAGCACTCCGCAAAAAAGCCCCATACTTTGCCACGGCAGAACAAATTGAAGGCCATGAGAATGAATGGAATAGCATGGGCATCTCTAATAAACCATATATACTTTATAACCACGATGAGAGATTTCCGGGGCCCCCAACAACAGGTGATCCGCAAACTGTCCCGATGGCAGAGATTAATAGCGCAAATGAGGCTCAGGCGGATATACAAGACACCATAGGCATGTACGAGGCTTCCTTTGGCAAGGTGAGCAATGAGCGCAGCGGCAAGGCGCAGCAAGTGCGTAAGCGTACATCTGACATAGGCACATACGGTTTTATTGATAACCTAGCAAGTGCTATTAAATTTGAAGGGCGCATACTGGCTGATATGATACCGCGCATATACGATAATGAGCGCGTCATGCGTTTAAGGGGTGAGGATGGACAGGATAGGCTTGTAGAAATTAATAAGCAGGTCTACAGTGAAAAAGACGGTGTGTTTATACTCATCAATGACCTAAGTATGGGTGAATATGATGTTGTGGTAGATACTGGCCCGATGTTCAGCACTCGCAGACAGGAAGCAGTTCAAGACTTAATGCAGGCCATGCAATATGCGCCACTCGCAGCCCCCGCCATTATAGGCAATGTAGTTGAGAAAATGGATATTGAGGGCGGCAAGGAGTTATCGGCCAAGATTGATGCATTTGTAGGCATGACTCAACAGCAGCAGGGCGCACCACCCCAACAACAGCAATTACCATTAGCACCACCCGCATCGCGGGGATAATTCTCTTACGTCAGGAGGACACACATGACGGATGAAGCAAAAGCCGATGGAGTAGAGGCAGCGGCAACCTCTGAGGAAGTAGAAACAGAAATAGTAGACGCAGAACCAACGGACACCCCGCCGGAAGCAGAGGGGACACCGGGAGAGGCCGCACCCGCGAGCGAGGCCACAGAGGACGCAGCAGAGGGAAAACCGCAGTTATCCGACAGCGACCACGCCAACAAACGGCGCAAGGAGCAGCTACGCAAGGAAAAGCAGCGCAACAGAGAGCTTGAAGCCAAAAATCGCGAGATTGAAAACCGATTGGCGGCAGTTGAGGCGGCTAAAGCCGCGTCAGCAACGGCCCCTTTAGTAAGGCCGCAGCCTGAGAATTTTCATGATGAATATGAATATCAAAGGGCGCGAGACAATTACAACAGGGAGCAAACGACACAGACTGTCCAAGCAGAACTTGCGAAGCAGCAGCAGAACCAAGCGCAGCAGTCAGAACACGACAGGAAAAGTGCTGCAATGGCAACATTCCAGACCCGTGCTGACACATACGCTGAATCAAACGATGATTACGATGAGGTAACCACTTCTATCTCGGATATCGTGGGCAGATCACCCGCAATGACAGAATCAATCATTGAGGAAGAGGACGGCCCCGCGTTATACATGTATCTCGGCAATCATCCAGAGGAAGCGCAAAGGATAGCGGCATTACCCCCACAAGCTGCGATAAGAGCAATGGGCAAGCTGGCTGGCAAGATGGCAAGCGACAAGGCAGCGGCAAACCCAAAAAGAGTAAGCAAAGCCCCACCCGTGGGCAAAACTGTTAACACTCAGGGCGCGTCAGCATCATCTGGTGAGATCACCAATGCGGCGCGTGAGAAAATGTCTGATACTGACGCTCAAGCTGATTTTGATAAGCGGCAATTGGCAATAGCAAAAAGACAGTAGCAAACGGGACAGGGGCTTTAAAGTGAGGATAATAATATGTCAGCATCGAATACACTTGTAACCCCGACAGTTTTGACCCGTGAAACTCTCATGCATCTGAAAAACCAGATGGTGTTGAGTTCCAAGGTCGACAGGAAATGGGAGTCTGCATGGACAGGCGGCATGGGCTATAATGGTAAAGTTGGTACTTCAATCAATATCAGAATACCAAACGAATACCAGACGCGCTCAAACTCCACGTTTGCTGCTAATAACACAGTAGAATCAGTCGTGCAGCTAAACGTCAATAGCATTATTGGCGGTGATCTTGAGTGGTCAAGTCAGGATAGGACACAGAAGCTTGACCTTATCAGTGACCGTTACATTAAGCCGTTGGCTATCAAAATTGCCAATGATATTGACGTTAAGGTGGCGGGACTGTATAAGGATATACATAATGTAGTTGGCACGGCAGGCTCAACGCCCAATGCTACAAGCGCAATTACCGATGTTATGACCAGGTTGAATAATATCGCCTCACCTGATGATAACAGGTGCATTGTGATCAACCCCAATGCAAACGGTGGACTGCTTGAAGCTCTGAGACCAAACTACAATCAGGGCATTGTAGAGGGCGTTCTCAGGCGCGGCTATCTTGGGCCACTTTATGGCATGGACTTGCTCATGTCTCAGAACATCCTTAACCATACGGGCGGCGATTGGCTGGGAACTCCGGCAATAGCAACCACAAGCACCACGCTGGATGAAACCCTTGACCTTGATGGGTTTGACGCAGTAGCCACCATGAAAAAGGGTGATGTGTTCACAATTGCAGACGTTTATGATGTCAACCCCATTTCCAAGCAGAGTACAGGTTTTCTCAAAGAGTGGGTTGTGACAGCCGATGCAGTAGCGGACGGCGGCGGACTTGAGCCTGTACTTGCAATCGCCCCGGCGATCATTGTTTCTGGTGCGTATCAGAACTGTGATAGTCTGCCCACTGAGAATGCACTGGTGACAATCAAATCAGGCACGGGCGCACTGGCACATGTGGCAAACATGGCGTTTTGCAGAGAAACATTTGCACTGGCAGTTGCCCCGCTTGAGTTGCCAGAGGGCGCGTACAAAAAGGCTCGTTTCTCACAGGACGGGCTAAGTATCAGGATGATCCAGACGTATAATGAAGATACCGATCATGATCGTACCAGGCTGGATGTGCTTTGCGGTGCCGTAACCACAAGGGCGCGTACAGGCGTTATCCTGATGGGCTAGTAACCATTAACCGGGCGGGGGTTGAGTGTGCGCCCCTGCCCATAACAAAATAGGGAGGCACTATTAATGCCGTCAAACGTAGAACTTGCGAGCGAAGTCAACAAGCTCAAGGAAAAAATAACGCTGATTGAATCAGATATCGCAAATCTCAATGACTCTGTTGAAATTCTTGCAAATGCGCCCGATACGCCAATAGGCGAAGCCCCGGACATGCAGGAGATTACAAAACGCCTGGACAAGGTAGAGGCCAGGATGAATATTGACCCCGATGCCCCGGCTGAAAAGATTGTCTATCACAAGACAGACGGCGATAAGCCCGGAGAGGTAATCATCAACAAGGTAACTCACAAGTTTACAACCAGTAAGCTTCACGTTGTCGATGCCAATGAGTTGGTCAATACCAAGGGCAACGGCTGGTTTAACAGAGCCGTTGATTGCGTTAACCATGTCCCGGAAGCCCCGGAAGCCCCGGACGCAGCCGATAAATAACCCAAAGGGGGCTGCATGTAAAGTGTGGCCCCCGCCCCCACATGAGGCTATGAGATGCCAGAAACACGGACAGCCAGAGAGTTAATAGAGACAGCGGCAAGGGCTATTAATGTGCTTGAAACACAGGCGGCATTAACTGCCAATGAATTAACTGACGCGCTAGATATATTGCAGGACATGCTTAGCTCATGGAGTATCGAGGGGCTTTTACAAAACGCCTTATCCCGTGAAACCTTTACTCTTGTGGTGGGGCAGGCATCTTATACAATCGGCACCGGGGGTGATTTTGACACGGACAGGCCAGTTGATATCAAAAACCAGTTCATAAGCGATGGCGCAACGGATTGGGGTCTTGCACATGTCAGCATAAGGGAATACAACGACATCAGAACCAAGACAAACACGGGCAGACCCACATACATGGCCTACAACCCCGAAAATCCGCTTGGTGTAATCCTCTTGTATTTTGTCCCTGATATCGCGTATATCCTGCATCTTGATATTAAAAAGGAGCTTACATCGCCTGGAACCGTATTTGCCAATATGGTGTTCCCACCTGGATATAATAGCGCTATTTGGAAAAATCTGGCAATTGAGTTAAATGCGGCTGGCTTTGGCGGGATCGTTACACCATTTCTGGCACAGGGAGCTAAGGAATCTAAAAAACTAATCAAGCGTTTGAATATCAAGCCAGTTGAGGAAGTCAGGTTTGATAATTTACTCGTAGGCGGTTACCGTGGGGGGCGTAATATCAATGATTATTAGAATATTGGCACTTATGCTGCTATTGGCAGCCCCGTGTTATGCGGCTACGGGCGTACAATTAGAGGTGCTGTGGGGTGGAATGTTTGATGGCAACGGAAACCCTCTGCTTGGCGGCAAAGTCTACACATACGAGGCTGGCACTACCACGTTAAAGGACACTTTCACAGATCGCGCCATGACAGTGCCGTCAACAAACCCCATTATACTTGATTCAGAGGGCAGGCGGTTGAGGTTTGGCAATGGCATATACAAGCTCATAGTCAATGCCTCGGATGATAGCCTGATATTCACCCGTGACAATCTCACGTATATTAATCCAGGCGGCGGCACAGGCAGCGTGGATGTTGCCGATTATGCCAGCCTGAACGCAGCCATTACAGCCATAGGCAGCACTGAAGCTGATTTGCTTATATCGGGCAGCACAGGCGTGGTCAATAGCGTTACAGTGCCTGAGAATATCAGGTTGAATATCGTTAAAGGCGGCAGCATAGACCTCAATCAATTTACTGTCACGATTAATGGCGCCATGGATGCTGTAATTGACACCATATTCACTGACTTGGGCAGCGTGGCCATTGGCTCAGAGGTGGGTATTATTTATCCGCAATGGTGGGGGGCAGTGGTCAATGACGGTAGTGATGATTTGACTGCTATACAAAATGCAGTGGCAGCGAGTAGTAATGTGCCTATATTCTTGACAAGGGGCAGGTGGGAGCTGTCAGCCGCCCTTGATTTGGGCAATAACGACATATTAAGAGGCTCAGACCGTGGCACGACAGTCATTGAATACAACGGCATTGGCAACGCCATATCAAGCAAGGACAATGACAGTATAACCGTATCTGACTTAACGCTCTTAAACCAGGCCACAGGCACAAGTGCTATATATTTAGAGGATAGCACCAATATCAGCCTTGAGCGGCTCATAATTAATGCCACGGCGGCACAGCCATGGACAATTGGCGGCGTGTCCATAAGCAATAGCACTGGTTTAACAATATACGATAGCAGTATTAAATTTACTAATAACGGTATTTACGCATATAATAACAGCAGCGATTTGCACACTTTTGCCAGTACTTTTACCAACTTATCAACGGGTGCATTTATCTGGAACTCGTCAGCGGTATCATTCCACGGCGCGAAGTTTCAGAACATGTCCACGCTGTATAATGGCATAAGCAACGGCACAGGCGTTAAAATCGGCAACACCACAGCCAATACAGAAGGTGAGGTCGCCTGCTATGGTTGCGCCTTTGTCAATGCCGCCAATGCATACCTTGATACGCTTGTGGGCGGCAATAAGATACTTTCAGCGGGTGGCAGCTTCACGGGCATAGGCAATAACGTGTTTGATGGCAGTATAGCCAATACCCTGCATTATACAAGGCTTGGAACGGGTGCGCCCGATGATATTACCTATATCGCGGGGGCGGCTCAGATAGCCAATGCCACCACATTGGATAAAAGCCTTGCCGTGGGCATGACATTACAGGTCAGCGGTGATGCAACGCTTTATGGTGGCGCAAGGATAAGCGGCAATACTGAGATATACAATGGTTTGACCGTATCAGAAAAGGCCAGTTTTTATAACAGCCTTGATGCTGGCAGCGGGATTATATCAAATGTAAGCACTCCAAATGCTTCAGACGATGCAGCCAATAAAAGCTATGTGGATGCAAGTATAGCAAGTATAGCCAATAAAACCACATTTGACAGCAAAGTAACCTTTACAGCTGGTATTGACGTTAACAATAACCAGATATCTAATGTTCCAACCCCTAATGCTTTGGATGATGCAGTAAACAAAGAATATGCAGACAATCTAACAATACAGGCTATAAGGGGCAATTACAGAGGATTAATAGCCAACAATAACGCCTCCAATCCAACATATCAAATGGATATTGATGTAGATGAAATAGCCCTTGTTAATAGCTCCAATGTGGCTTATCTTGCCCGTGATATTGATTTAACTGTAACCATAACCAACTCAGGGGGGAATGGGCTTGATACAGGCTCAGAGGCCACCAGTACGTGGTATCACATGTGGGTTATATATAACGGGGTCGATACCTTGGGGATGTTTTCCGTAAGTGCCACAGCCCCCACGCTGCCCGCTGATTTTACATATAAAGCATATATTGGGGCTGTCTATAATGATAGTGGGGATGATTTTATAGATATCTATCAACTTAATAAAATTGTTGCCAGTGAGAGGATAACCATTTTCACAACGGCTACTGACGCTACTTATACAGCTAAAAGTTTAGCGGCGGCAGTGCCAAGTACTGCAATTACAATATCTGGTTGGATGCATGTCAATACTGGCACTAGTGATTTTATATATCTGGCATCAACCTTAACAGGGTTAGGGGAGCAAGTATTTGGATATAATAATGTGGGCGGTAATTATTCGGGGCTTAGAATAATGATAGCAATACCACAAACGGTTTATTTTAAAGTTGATGCTGGTGATGCTGATTATTTCAATACTGGCTGGGAGTATTAAATGCCAGTAGCTAACATCCCCATAAACTTCCCCGTCAATCTCAGCGTAGATGATTCAGCGCGTGAGATGTCAGGAGCCATGCTCTTTGACGGTTACACTGAAATGGTAGACCAAAACCCCGTGAGTGTCAAGCGTCCGGGGCTGAAGCTTCATGCAGATATGAATACAGGCGCGGCAGTGCAAAAGATATATTATTGGGCTGATAAGGATATAGCCGTAGGTGTGAGCAACGGCATATTATTTAAAAAGGTCAAAGCCGACAGCACATGGACGCAGATAACAGGCGCAACCGTACATCCCACAAACAGGGTTATATGCGCTACCTTGTTAGCGGGTGGCACTACGCAAACGCTTGTGTTGGCAAGTGGTCAAGCCCTTGTGTATTACGAGGGCGGCGCAACGGCGGCAACTGTAACTGATCCCGATGCCCCGCAAGCCCCCACACACGTAACTGTGCTGGATAACTACGTCATAGCCAATGACACTACGGCAGGGAGTGAGGGTAAGTTCTTTCATGCAGATGTGGGCCAGATAGTGGATTGGAGCGCGGCAAGTTTCTTTAGCGCAGAGGCCAAAGCCGATAAGATACTGGCACTGGGCTCAGCAGACCGCCACCTGTTTATACTTGGCTCAAAGACATGGGAGCAATGGTTCACAACGGGCGCACCATTTGCCCGCAGGGACTACGACGAAACGGGGTGCAGCGCAGCCTATAGCCTCGTGTATACAAATAACATGTGGCATTGGTTGAGCAATAAAAACCAATACGTCAGACTAGAGGGGCGCAATGCCAAAGTAGTATCCAGCCCCTTTGATGGCGAGATAAGAGGCATGACGAGCTTTAGCGATGTAACCGCTGATTTTGTGGACGTAGGGAATAAGCATTTTATATTCATCCAGTTCCCCACCGACAATGTAACGCTTGTTTATAATTACGCAAATGGCGAGTGGATGAAATGGGGGCTATGGGATAGCGGCACAAGCACTTATAACCGATTCCTAGGCACTAATGCCAGTTATGCCAACTTATGGGGCATGAACCTCATAGGCAGCCGCAGCGATGGCAAGGTGTTTGAATTTGATCCCGATACATACCGGGATGGTGGAGCCACCATAAGATTTGCCAAGCGCAGCGGTAATTTTAGCCATGGCATGAATAACCGTAAAGTATCAAAACATGTGATACTGAGACTCAAGCGCGGAGCCGCTGGCAGCAGCGCACAGTTGGCTATGCTTAGATACCGCAATGACGGCAACAGCAATTGGAGTGACCAGACCGTTATTGATTTAAACCTTGGCGCAAGGGGTCAGACAGAGCTCTACCAGAAAATCAGGCGGCTTGGCCAGTACAGGTCAAGGCAATGGGAAGTAGCGGTAACGGGCGATGTGCCATTCAGCCTTGTGAATATGCAAGAGAATTTCGAGGTTATACCGGAATAATGGCTGCTGATGATTTATATCCCATACCACGGAATTATGAGGACTTGCCCGATGATTGGTTTGAATGGTTCAGGCGCATCGAGGACTTATTCACCAATAAAGGCTCTATGGTTAAGCATGTACCCGGTAATTTTGCTTATACATGTCTAGTTGAGCATACCAGTGCAGTGAGTAATAAGCCTGGAACTGGTGCGGATTGGCAGACATATTGGAAGCAAGCGGGGAATCTAGGCGATGCGGTTGTTTGGGCGGCTGGCGTGAGTTATCGCACAGGCGGCATTGATTGGGATTTAATCAATAAAGAAACCTTTTCAGTGGGTGACTTGGTGGCTTTTATAATCGCTGGCACTGGCATTAATGTATCGATCCAGAACGGCGGCGATAGAGGGCAATATCTACAGATCAAGATAGACACTCAAGGCAATATTATTGACGCCAGTTTATCAGTTACACAGACAGCGGGCGCGTCTTATACAGCCAATGAGCGGGCCATGCTAACGGCATTAAAAAATCAGGGAATTGAACATAAATTAAGAATAAATCAGATATTGGCCGCGCTTAGAAGTGCGGGACTGATTACATAGGAGGCGGTATGCCTGACTATACCAAATATGGGCCAGAAGCATATAGTGCAGAGGAACTGGACGCACTTATAGCCGGGGGGCAACTGCCTGCAAATTACGGGCAGCAAACGCCGCAGCCAACGACAAGCGGTAGCTTTACACCCGATGAGTTAAGAAGATTTGCAGCACTCGGCTGGACTACTGAAGGCAGTATGGTTAGAAATCAACAAGGGCAGTTACAAACACAGGGCGCGATATTTACTGCTTTAAACCCACAGCCCACGCCGCCAACTGTAACGCCTCCAGGTACCAGCGCATACGGCCCCGGTGCGGCACAGCCGGGCAGCAGCAGTATATTAAACTATGCCCCCATTATCGGCGGTTACTTCAGGGCGCAGACTGGCTCAGAGACACAGATGGACGCAGCCAATAGAGTGGCGCAGTTATTCGGGTCTATGATGCAAAGTACCACGGAGGTGCAGCAGGCCATGTTTGGCTATGGTCAAGAAGTAACGGAACCTTACAGGGAGGCAGCCGCAGAGCAGATACCCACATTGGAGGAATACGCATACAGCACAGCCCCCACAGCCGAATTCACACAGGAAACACAGCAAGGCACCGAGGATATCCGCAACCTCGGTGCGGCTGGTGGCACATTATACAGCGGTCAAACGGGCAAGCAGATGTCTGATATGTACATGGGCGCACTCGACAGGGATTATAACAGGCGCTATGGTGCGCAATTGGGCATCGGCAATATAGGTGGTGGCGCAGCAGGAGAGGCCGCAGGACTGGCGGCACAGACGGGCGCAGACATAGGCGATATATACATGGGCACAGCAGGCACTATGGGCGATATCATAAGCAGCCAAGCTCAGGCGCAGGCAGCAGCAACAGCAGGCAAAGAGGGCGCGGTTGCAGAGGGCTTGCAAACATTAGGCACAATATGGGCATTAGCATAAGGAGACAATATGTCAGTAAAACCAGCATGGGAAAACGATCCCAATAACATGATGTCGCCTCAATATAACCCCGGTTCGGGAACAGGGACAAGATACGACCCGAAGGCAGAAGTTTATAGGGTCGTGGGTTATGATGATGATACTGGCCAGCGCACATGGCAGGATATGCGAGGCAACAGGGTGGCTGAAACTGATTTGCCTTTTTATCGGGCTTATGGTATGCAGGATTATGAATGGGGTGAAACATGGGTAAACAGTTCGGGAAATGAAATGCCAAGGGGCTATAGCCCTGAATTGCCGCCAAAGGGTGTAACAAGTTATAAGGCGGTTAGTGTAGATCCCACCACTGGTCAAACAACGTGGATGGGCCCCGATGGCAGGCAAATAGATGAAAAAGATTTGCCTTTTTATAATAGACTTACAGGGGCAGGGGAGTATGAAGCAAATACTTGGTACAATGAATTAGGCACACCTGTAATTAATAGGGAAGTAGGAGAAGAAGATGAAAGGGATTTTATACCAAGCCCTACATGGCAAACAACTATAAGCGAAGCCGAAGTAAAAGAAAAAGAAAAAGAAAAAAATCTACCACCATGGGAAAGAGATAGGCCCCCTCCGCTTAAAAGTGATACAAAGTCAGGCTATGAAGTATTAAATGAGGCCATGATTAACGCCGTCAATGCCCGTATGGACATGTTTAAAACGGGGCTTGCAAATGGCGAGGTATACAGGCAAGCAGGCGCAAGAGCGGTTGATAGGTTGCGCAGTGAAGCCCCCGAAGGTGAGGGGCAGCTATTTCAAGCCCAGTCAACCCGTGGGCAGCAGATGTTAAAGGCCGCCACAGGTGGTTTGGGATTTAATGAGGCTCAATACAGGGATGTATTAAGCAGACAAACCGCAAAGCGTGGTGCAGCAGAGGAAACCAGAGCAATAGGGCGCAGTGCCGACTTAGTGAGTTTAGGCCGCGATCTATCGGCAAAGGGCGCGGGGCTTGCGAGCACAGCAGGAACCAATCTAGCCCGTACATATATGCGGGGCGGTCAGGGCATGGCGGGTGCGGCTCAAGACGCTTACACGGCCTCACAAGTGCCAGGCGCAGCTCTATGGCAGACAGTGCCACAGGCCATGTCAGATATATACACTATTAATGCATTGCGCAGGCCAACAAGCGGCGGCGGTAATTATATACCCGGTAGCGGTCAAGCACCTGTATTCGGCAATGCTGATGTTGGCTATGTAGATGATTACGGACTTTTATAAGGAGAGTATAACATGGCACAGATATTAGGCCCATCAGCATATATGCCAAAAGAGAGCTTGGGGCAATCATTGCAACGCGCAAGCCAGATGAAGGATGCAAGTCTAGCCCGTGAGGACGTATTAGCACGAAGGGGTGCAGCCACAGCCACATATGGCAGCCCCGAAGCCATGTACGGGCAGCAGATGCAGGAGCAGCAGCAGGCGCGTGATATGGTGGCTACTCAATCATTTCTTAATTTGGTTGCTGATATTGAAAAAACCAACGGGCCAAAGGCGGGTGCTTATGCATATAATTCTGGCCGACAAGGCAGCGAAGTTTTAATGCGTAACTTGCCCGATGAATATACGGGAAACAAAACATATATCCATAAAGACGCACAAGGCAATGCCGTAAAGGGATATGTGACTAAATGGGATTCTGATAAATTGCAGGATGTGCATAGCTATGACTTTGATATTGCGCCGGGTGCATTGGAAGCACAGCAGGCAGCAGAGGCGGCAGAGGCAGAAATTGATAAATATGCAGCAGGCGGCGCATTGTATAAAGCCACAAGAGAAAATAAGAAGGACTTTGAAGGGTTAGAAAAAGTCAAGAATTACAGAGATGCCACAACAAAGCTGAATATCATAAGAGGGGCATACAACAGGGCTGAAAATGCCAGATTATCAGGAAAGCTCATACCATTGGGGCCGACAGACCAAACCTTAATTAACACCTTTAACAAGATGCTTGATCCTGGCAGTGTCGTAAGGGAATCAGAATTTGCAAGAAGTGCTGAAAGTTTGGCTTGGATTGAAAAGTTAAGGGCTAAATATGCCAAGATTGGCGAGGGTGGTGTTGTAACACCCGCTGAAAGGGCTGAGATATTAAGATTATCAGAGATATTCGAGGCCATGTCAGCAGATGGCTTCAATAAACTGATTGACAACAACATGGAATATTATCAAAAGTTTGGGCTTGATGTTAATGATGTAACTGGTGGG